CTTTCGCGCCGAGATCGGCACCTTCGATCGCGAGAATCGCACCGTTGAATTGATCTTCAGCACCGGCGCCGCGGTGGAACGCTACGACTGGATGTCCGGCAAGAAGTATCTCGAAAAGCTCGCCATCACCGCGGACGCCATCCGCCTCGAGCGCCTCAACGCCGGCGCGCCCCTCCTCGACAGTCATTCGTCCTGGTCCATCGCCGATCAGATCGGCGGCGTCGTGCCGAACAGCGCGCGCGTCGAAGGCAAGCGGGCGCTCGTGGTCGTGCGCTTCAGCCGCCGTGAGGAAGTGCTGCCGATCCTCCAGGACGTCGAAGACGGCATTCTGCGATCGGTCTCGGTCGGGTATCGCGTCCACAAGTTCGAAGAGGATGCGAGCGCCGGCAACAAGATCCCCGTGCGGACCGCGATCGACTGGGAACCGTATGAAGTCTCGCTGGTATCGATGCCGGCCGACGTCGGCGCCAAGGTGCGCGCCGGCGACCAGGTCAGTACGAATCAGTGCGTCGTGATCACCCGGTCCGTCGCGCAGGAAGACAGCGATCGGGTTCGTCGATTTCGATTCGCCGCAGCTGCGGCACGCTAACTGAGGAGACGTATGAAGACACTGACAGTGCTTCGAGCCGATCGCGCCAAGCTCCTCCGAGAGGCCAAGGCATTCCAGGCTGCGGATGGAACGTTCGCCAAGGACGCCGACCGGACGGCCTTCGACGCGAAGATGACCGAGATCGAGCGGATCGATCAAGAGATTCGGACTCGCGACAACGAGGCGCCGAGCGAGACGCTGGTCGAGCAGGACGAGAACCGGCTCGCGCTCGATGACGACCCGGTCACCGGTCGCAATGCGCCGCGCCCCGCAGCAGGTGACGCGGATCCCGCCGCCTCGACCTCGCAGGTCGCCGCGCAGGCCGAGCGCGAGCGCGTGCAGGGGATTCTCCTGGCGTGTCGCGCGGCCCGGATGCCGAGCTCAGTCTTCGACAAATTCATCGGGGACGGCACGGCGCTCGTCGACGCGCAGCGGCAGATCTTCGTCGAGCTCGAGCGCCGGGCCGACCCGCGGCCGAACGCGCCCGCCGGCGGCGCACGCCGGGTCGAAATGGGCGACGACCCGCTCGTGCACAAGCGCAAGGGGATCGAGGAGTCGCTGCTGCATCGCATCAACCCGACGCACTTCGCGTTGACCGACATCGCCAAGGAGTACCGCGGGATGTCGATGCTCGACATCGCGAAGGTCTACCTGACCGCGCGCGGGATCCGCGTGACGGACATGGCGAAGATGGAGCTCGCCGGCGTCGCGCTCGGCCTCGTCCACCGCGGCGGCATGCACACGACGTCGGACTTTCCGCTGCTCCTCGCGGACGTCGCGAACAAGAGCCTCCGCGCCGACTACGAAGCCGCGCCGCAGACGTTCATGCCGATCACGAAGATCGGATCGGTCCCGGACTTCAAGACGGCGAACCGCGTGCAGATCGGCGACGCGCCCTCGCTGCTGCCGCTCGGCGAGCACGGGGAATTCACCCGGGGCACCATCGAGGAAGGGCGCGAGCAGATCGCGGCCGCGACCTACGGGCGCGTGTTCGCGATCACGCGCACGGCGCTCGTCAACGACGACACCGACGCCTTCTCGCGCGTGCCGGCCAAGTTCGGCCGCATGGCGCGCAACCTCGAGTCCGACCTGGCCTGGTACCAGGTGCTGAAGAACGCCAACATGGCGGACGGCACGGCACTCTTCGCTGCGGGCCATGGCAACTACATCGGCGCCGGCGACATCGACCTCGGGCCGATGACCGTCGCCGCGAAGAGCATGCGCCTGCAGAAGGGGCTCGACGCGACCACCTACATTTCGGCGGCGCCGAAGTACCTCATCGTGCCGCCGACGAAGGAAGTGCAGGCCCTGCAATTCGTCGCGACGAATCTGCAGGCCGCGCGCTACACCGACATCAACCCCTTCGCGGGAAACCTGCAGGTCATCGTCGAGCCGCGCCTCGAGGGCGGGATCACGATCGGCACGCTGAGCGCGACCGGCAGCGCCTACGCGTGGTACCTCGCCTCCGACAAGACCCTGATCGACATCCTCGAGCTCGTCTTCCTCGAGGGGCAGAACGGGCCGGTCATCGAGAGCCGCGTCGGCTTCGACGTCGACGGCCTCGAGATCAAATGCCGCGAGGACGTCGGCGCGAAAGTCATCGACTGGCGCGGCCTGTTCAAGAGCGACGGCAGCGACAACAGCTAGTCCGGATCTGCACCACGACGAGGAGTAGAGGAACAACGCTATGGACACTTTCGTTCAGGCCGGCCCGACGCTGAACTTCATCGCCCCGGGCGGCGGCGTCACGGTCGCCACCCCGAAACAGATCGGCCAGGTCGTCGTGATCCCGACGGTCACGGCGGCGGCCACCGTGATCTTCGCGGGCATGATCCGCGGCCTCTTCCGCGTCACGAAGGTCGGCTCGCAGGCCTGGGCCGAGGGCGCGGTCGTGTACTGGGATGCCGGCAACAGCCGATTCACAACGGTCGGCGCCGGCAGTCTCCGCTGCGGCTTCGCGACGCTCGGCCTGGCGACAGCGATGCCGGGCTCGGGCGCCGGCGAGACGACCGGGTATGTCTACCTGGACGGCGTCGCGAACGACACGGGCACGTAGGCCGCGGACGGACTGATGGACCTCGCGCCGCTGCGGGCGCTGGCGCTCGACTTGAACCTCACCGCGCACGGCGTCGACGTCACGGTGACGCCGACGGGCGGCGCGGCGGTCGAGACGCGCGGCCTCTGGGAAACCCCGAGCACCGAGGCGGCGGGGTTTGACCTCCGGCGGCAGGAGGCGCGCCGGGTCCTCGTGCTCGCGCGGGCGGCCGTCGCGAGCGCACCCCGCGGGTCGATCGTGCTGGCGCCGGATCGGACGGGCGGCACGGTGCTCCGCTGGCGGATTGACGGCGTTGACCGGGCCGAAGATGAAGTGCTGCGGGTCTTCGTCGTGCGCGATGCCGAGGATGTGTTCGACTGATGGCGACGGCCTCGCGGCGGCAGCAGATTCTCGAGGCCTTCCGCGATCGGCTGCTCGCGGTCACGACCGACGACGACTTCGAGCGCCGGCCGACGCTGTTTCTCGGCGAGACGCCGCCGCTCGGGCCCGATGACCCCGACACGGCGATCGCCATCGTCGTGCAGGACACCGAGCCGCAATACCAGGGCGTGAACGTCTTCGAATCGCTGCCGATTGAAATTCAGGCGATCGCGAAGGCAGACCTCGATCAGCCGTGGCTCGCGGCGGAAGACATCCTCGGTCGCTGCATCGCGGCGATCGAATTGGAGGATCGAACGTTGGGCGGCCTCGTCACCAGGAAGATCGATGTCGGCCCGACGCGGACCCTGCCCCGCGAGGAGGGCAGCACGACGGTCGGCATCGCGATCACCTACGTCGCGCCCTATGCGCGGCAGTGGGGGGTGCCGTGAGAGGCTCGCTCCCGGGCGTCTCGCTGAAGCTCGAGCTGCACGACTTCGACGACCAACTGGCCAAACTAGCGCGGCCCGGCGCGCCGATCGCCCGTGCCCTGAATCGCAGCATCAACAGCGGCCGAACCCTCGCGACCCGGCTGATCGCAAGTGACCTCGGGCTCAAGGTCGGCGACGTCCGCGAGTTCGTCTCAGTCCAGGAGGCGCGGGCCGATCGGCTCGAGGCCTCAGTGCAAGTCAGCGCCCGCCGGATCCCGCTGATCAAGTTTGGCGCGGCCGGCCCCGACCCGCACGCCGACGCGACGCAGCCCGGCTTCCGCGGCGTCACGGTGAAGATGAAGGGCGGCGCGGGGCACTACTTCAAGGCGTTCATCGCGCGGATGCCGAGCGGACACGTCGGCGTCTTCCAGCGTCGCGGCCGCCGGCGCCTGCCGATCGATCAACTGCACGGCCCGTCACCCTGGCGCGCCTATCAGAAACATCAGCCGACCGTCGTCGCGCGCGTGCAGGAACAGCTCGCGAAAACTCTCCCGCACGAGATCGAGTACGCCGTGTCTCGGGCCCAAGGATGACGCATGCCTGACAACAATTCACTTCCGTACGAGATCATCGCGGCGCCGTTCACGGCCTGGATCGCGCCGGTCGGCACGGCCTTCCCCGATGTCGAGTTCGCGCCGTCCGCCCCGTGGGCGAAGGTCGGGAGCTCCGGCGATCTGAACTACACCGACGAAGGCGTGACC